CAAAAAATTAAAACAACGAATCAAAAAAATTGAATCAGTAGCAATCGCAAAATTTCAAAACGAATTATGAGTAACTTTGAACATTCAACGCTGGTAAGTGATCTTAAAAAATCATCAAAAGAAATCCTCAACGAAATAAAACATGAGCAAGCTGATGCTTTACATATGGCAGTTGGTATTGCAGGAGAAGCTGGAGAGTTACTTGACGCAATCAAGAAATGGGCGATTTATCAAAAGCCACTTGATCTTGAAAACGTAATCGAGGAACTTGGTGATCTTGAATTTTACATGGAGGGGTTAAGACAATCGTTAAACTTGACCAGAATTGAAACCTTGATGGAGAACATCGCTAAACTGCAAAAGCGATATTCAAAGGGGCAGTATTCAAATGATCAAGCGAACAAAAGAGCGGATAAAGAAATGCGGGTTGTGCCTTACGATCAAACCCGCTAAAGATTACCACAGGCGCAATGGAGTCAGGGACTGTCTGCAACCTTATTGCAAGAAATGTCGAAAAGATGACAATTACGGAAAACGATAAGGTTTTGAATCTTTGTAAAGTAGCAAAAAAAGTTCTTTGCTACGTCCCAAGATCATACGACAATGATGGTTTACACGGAGAGCTGAATCGGGCGGTTTATGAGGTGGAAAAACACTTTCAGCCTACGTGTGTAGAACCTGAAAACCAAAAGTAAAATACCATCAAATCTCTGAGATATGGGGGAGGGGGTGATGGTCCTCCCCACTCATTTTCTAAAAAGACAATTCAAACTTAAATTATTTTTCTTGACAATAAGCTCGACAAGATTCTTCAAGGGTATTTAAAATTTTTGGCGAAACAACTAACAAAAAAATTGTCTTATGAATACATATATTACCAAAGAGCAAGCAGAGAGCATGGATCAAGCCCTTAACAGATTTCAAATCATGGCGAAAAACAAATACATGGCAGGCCAGAAAGAACATGGTGGTAATCTATGGGAAAAACCAAATCTTCTTGATCATGCAGAAGAAGAAGTTGTTGATCTCTGGTATTATCTCCAAGCGATAAGGCAAAAGCTCAAAGACACTTGATGGACGATGACTTGCCAGATGATCTCGATCAGTATGCTGCCGATTACTTTGGTTTAAAGAAAGGTGACATTGACATGATCAACGAGGCATGTGACAAGTTTTTTGATAGTAGAGGAATGCCGAGGGGTAGAGGCTTATTTGAAACAACAAATCAGAAATTCTTTTTACCAAACCACAAACAAGAAAAATAGAACAGAAAAAACGAAATGAACCGAATAAAAATAAACGTAGAAAAAATAGATAAACAATATCTTTTTAAAGGGGAAAAAGGAACTTACTTGGATCTAGTGCTTTTTGAATCTCATAATCAACAATACGGAGATACGCACATGGTTGTTCAAAGCATTCCTAAAGAGGAAAGGGACAAGGGTATCAAGGGTGCTATCGTTGGAAACGCAACCTTGGAATCAGGCCAAACAGGGTCGCAGTATTCCTCACATCCTCCAGTGGATGCTTCAAGAAATGAATCGCCCAAGGTGACTGAGGATGATATTCCGTTTTAATGAGTTACAATATCGCACCAATAAGATTTGAGGAAGCAATCAAGAAACTCAAATCACGCAAGGAGATCGCGTCACGTTTAACCTCAAAGCAATGGGCTGAATTGTCCTCTGCGATTCGTGACCGATCTTTTTTTAGTTCAAGAGTCGCATCAGCAAGGTTTTTGTCATACGCAAAAAAACAGTTAGTTGATTTTCTGGAAGGCAAAACAGAGGATGTTTTTAGTCCTGAAGGAATGCCGTCAAAAGCTTTTAAGGTTGGAGGTAGAGCTGATTTTGTGAAGCTTATTCAGGATTTAGCTTTAGAAGAAGGCATGGGAGATCCTTTGCCAAACGGTCTTGGCAGGGGGCAAAGAGGTTTAATCCCTGAGATAACTGATCTAGCTTCTAACCGAAGATTGAAACTGATTTATGATGCTAACATCCAATCAGCTTACGGATACGCTAACTTTGAAGCTTCGGTCGATCCTTCCGTAACTAATGCTTACCCTGCATGGAGATTTGTCAGGGTTGGATGGGTTGAAACGCCAAGACCATTACACCAGCAGAATGAAGGTCAGGTAAGGTTGAAGGATGATACAAAATTTTGGCTTGAGATGAACAAAAAGGACATCGGGGGTTTTCAAGTTCCCCATGGACCTTGGGGATTCAATAGTCAAATGGATGTTGAAGAGGTTGGAAGAAGGGAAGCAGTTTCTTTGGGGTTGATTAAAAAAGATCAAAAAATTAAATCACCAAAATCTGCATTCAATAAAAAACTAAGCGTAAATAAAGACAGCATGGATTCAGGAATCTTTAAAAAGTTGCGGGAAGCGTTAGGCAAATCCATGAAGCTTAAAGGCAATAAATTATTATGGGCGAAAAAATAAAGATCCATTGTTCACATACGGAACTGAGAGACCCAACCTCATTGGTTGATCATCCACGAAACTACAATACCCATCCATCAGAGCAGATTCGTTTGCTTGCAAAAATAATCCAGCATCAAGGATGGAGAAACCCGATCACAGTTTCAAAGCGTTCGGGGTTTGTTGTAAAAGGTCATGGTCGCCTTGCTGCTGCCATGCTTCTTAAGACAGAAAAAGTTCCTGTCGATGTTCAGGATTACAAGGATGAAGCATCTGAAGTTGCTGATATGATCGCTGACAATCGCATTGCTGAACTTGCCGAAGCTGATACCGATGCCTTGAAAGGCTTATTGATTGATGATGTTTTTGATAACTTTGATTTGGACTTAACTGGTTTTGATGCGGAAGAAATCAATAGCTTACTGAAAAGCCAGATGGAAAATGATCACATGCTTCATGGTCAAGAAAATGAATCTACTAGAGAGGAAATCGCTGAAGCATATGCAAATTCTGATGTAAGGCAGATTCTCCTGCTATACGGCCCAGAAGAATACGAGTTGGTGATCGAGAAACTCGAAAGCATTAGGCGCACAAAGCAATTGGAAACTAACGTGGACGTTTTAAATTATCTTTTGGATCTTTATGAAAAAGCTGAAGTTGAAAAAGCTTGATATTGATTACAAACGCTACATCAAGAAATCTGCATCCGAAGATGACTGCAAAAAATTAATCACCGAAGAATGCTGCATTGAAGATGATTCAACAGGGGAATTAATCGCTCTTTATTGCAAGCCTCAAAACAAAAAGAAATTCTTTGGTGAGTTATGGAATGCTTGCATCAAAACAAAGTTTCAGCATTCAAATAGACTAAGCGGAATAATAAGCACTAGCAGGATCTTTGGTTATAGCCCAAGAAGTCCACGCAAGAATTTTTGTTCATCGACCAGTTTGATGCGACAACAAAGGCAAGAGCATGGTGCGTTTGTGAAGGGTGGCAAAATCGCTTCTGAAGTTTACCAAACTCATAACTCAAGCTTGCATGAGAAACATTCAAATCTTACTGCACAAAAAGTAAAGCCAGAGTTCACGATCAAAGAAACTCCTTTCACATCGGGGATCGTAAACGACAACAATCCTCTTTGCTATCACTTCGATGCAGGTAATTATAAAAACGTATGGAGTGCGATGATCGTAATGAAAAAGGGAATCAAGCAAGGGCATCTTTCCTTGCCTGAGTATGGGGTTAAGGTTGAGGTTGCTGATAATTCTATTTTCTTTTTCGATGGTCAGAATATTTTACATGGCGTAACTCCAATAATCAAAACAAGCTCATTTGCTAGGAGATTCAGCATTGTTTACTACTCCTTGCAACGCATGTGGAGTTGCTTGCCCATGGGTGAAGAAATCGCTAGAAGCAGACAGCTACGCACAAAGATGGAAACGAAAGGTTACGTTTCTGCATTCAAGAAAAAGAAAAAATGAGATCTGTAAAAACAAACGGAAAAAGAGCAGTTACCAAGAAAAGCAGCAAAGCAGGAAAACCTTACAAACCATTGCCGGTTGAGATGGCAGAAGGATTCGGTCAATTAGGTTTAACTCAGGCCGACATTGCTGGCATTCTTAAAATTTCAATCAAAACTGTGAATCGTGAATTTGTAAAACCTGATTCTGAATTTGCTTCTGAGTATCGCAAGGGCAAGGCAAAGACTTCTCAAAGCTTAAGGGCTAAACTGCTGAGGAGAGCAATTAAAGAAGATCGTGATTCGCTTCTTCAGTTTGCTTTGAAAAACTTTTGCGGAATGAAAGAGCAAGTCGAAGTTGAAAACTCAGGAGAGGTTACAGTCAACATTACCATGGGTGGAAAAGAGGTATCACTTCCCAAATGGCTTGAAAATTGAATAAAGACATTAACATTCCTGAACCGCATTCTGGTCAGGCTAAGATCCTCAACCATGCAAAGCGTTTCAATGTTCTTCAGTGTGGAAGACGTTTTGGCAAAACTACGCTTGGTCTTCACATTGCTTTATTTTCAGGAATTGCTGGCAAGACTTATGGTTGGTTTTCTCCCACCTACAAGCTCATGTCAGAGCAGTGGACTGAGATCACACGACAACTTGCTCCAATAGTAAAAAATACTGATAAGCACACTAGAGAGGTGCATCTCATCAATGGAGGACGAATTGATTTTTGGTCCCTTGAAAAACCAGACGCTGGTCGAGGTCGCAAATACCATGGAGTGATCATTGATGAAGCTTCCGTTGTTCGTGATCTCAAAACTAAATGGGAACAAGATATTCGTCCCACTCTCACCGATTACAAAGGCAAGGCATGGATCTTAGGAACTCCAAAAGGTCACAATTACTTTCACCAGATGTTCCTGAGAGGGCAGAAATTAAATGATGACTGGATAAGCTGGAGACTAGGCACCAAAGACAATCCTACAATACCCGATCTTGAAGCAGAACTTCTCGATGCTCAAAAAGAACTTCCCGAAGCAATTTTTAATCAGGAATATTTAGGGGTTCCTGCTGATGATGGGGGCAATCCTTTTGGCGTCGATGCAATTAGGCATTGCTTCATTGATCAAAGTTTCCATCAAACTGCTTGGTTTGGTTGGGATCTGGCAAAATCTCATGACTGGACTTGGGGCGTTGGGCTTGATGATTACGGATGCCAGACTAAAAACATTCGCTTTCAAAAGCCATGGGCAGAGACAAAAGAAAGCATTATCAAAGAAACTGATTATGTCCCTGCACTAGTTGATAGCACGGGAGTTGGTGATCCAATCGTTGAAGATTTGGTTGCGGAGGGTAACAATTTTGAGGGTTTTAAATTCTCAAGCACCAGCAAACAATCCTTGATGATGGGGCTTAGGGCTGCTATCCAGCAAAGCAGAGTCAAGTTTTTTGATGTAAGTTTAAAATCTGAGCTTGAAAGCTTTAGCTATGAATACATGGCAGGGGGAGGTGTAAAATACTCTGCACCAGAAGGAATGCATGACGATGGAGTCATGGCATTGGCTTTAGCAGTGGAAAAAATGCGTAGAGGAAATACGGATGGGATCATACGATCCGCAAAAGGTTTTAAATTGGGCAACCAAAAATCAGCAGCACAACATGGAATAGGATTCTAAAATGCCAGAAGCAATAAAGAAAGCAGTCAGAAAAAGAGGATCAAAAAAGGCAGATGTATCTGAGCGGATCATCATGCCAAGCTTTAATGAAAAGTTTCACCCGTTTCTAAATGAAAAGCTCGATCCTGCACAAGTGCGTGGATTGCTTCAGTCTGCATTTACGGGAGATCCTCAAAGCTTAAACGATCTTTATTCCATTATGGAAGACACTTGGCCTCGACTCGCCAAAAATCTACATGAGATCAAAAAAGCAGCATCAAGAGCGCAATACATTGTGCAACCGTTTGCTGAACAGGGCAATGAACCTTCTCCTTTAGCGCAAGAAAAAGCTGAATTCGTGCGATACGTGATTGATAACATGCGTCCTATTCCGAAGCGAAATGAAAACGGATTTGAAGATATGATTTACGATCTTTGCGATGCTGTTGGCAAAGGTATCTCGATTCAGGAAATAATGTGGGATGTTCAAGATGGTAAAATATGCCCAAAGTCAAGCTACTGGGTGCATCCTAAATATTGGGGATATGATTCATCTGGAACTGAAATCATGTTGCGTAATATTGGCACTAATGGAGGTGGTGCTGGTGGTTACGTTGAAATGCCTGATGCTAAATTTTTAGTTGGAAGATACAAGACCAGATCAGGTAATCCGCTTACTTATGGATTTAGCAGGGTGCTTGCTTTTTGGTGGAGTGGCATGATCTTTGGTCGTCAATGGTTGATGCGCTACGCTCAAATTTTTGGGATTCCTTTGCGTGTAGCTAAGTACGGCAAAAACCTTTCTGAAAATGATCGAACAAGTCTAGAAGCATGGTTGCGTGATTTGGCTGCTGCTGGTTACGCAATGATCCCTGAAGGGTCAGACGTGCAATTGCTTGAGGCTGCAAAAGGAGGGACTGACAATCCACAAAATCATCTGATTAACGTAGCGGATCGTGTGTGCGACATTTTAATCCTCGGGCAAACATTGACAACTGATGTAGGTGATTCTGGATCAAGGGCATTAGGTGATGTTCATGCTACGGTCAGGCTGGATAACTTGCAGGATGCTTGTAATTGGGCAGCACAAAATGTAAATGACCAAATTATCCGAAGGACGATTGCTTTAAACTACGGCAATACTGATGAGGTTCCTTATCTTGAAACTAAATTTGAGTCCGCTGAAGATCCCGTCCAGATGGCAACAAGGGATCAAATTTTGATTAGTATGGGCATGGAATTGCCCCAAGATCAGATTTACGAAAGGCACAAAATCCGCATACCTGAAATCGGGGAGGCAGTAATCAAGCAAAGTGTTCCTGAACCTTCATTTTTCGGTAAAGATACAATTCAAGCAAAAGAACCAAATGCGGATTTAAACGATCCTTTTCGATTGCCTAAAGGGGAAAAAAAGAAGTTCGGGGTCTACGTGAAAAATGACAAGGGCAATACTGTTCTTGTGAAATTTGGAGATCCCAACATGGAAATTAAACGGGATGATGATCAAAACCGCAAAAACTTCCGAAGCAGACACAATTGCGATGATGCTGGACCGAAGTGGAAACCTCGTTATTGGTCCTGCAAAATGTGGGAAAAAGGAAAGACGGTTCAGGATGTTCTTGATGCTTCGGAGTGGACCGGACTGATCGAAGATGAACCCGATGATTGCGGATGTGGTGATGACTCATTGGTGCAAGCCAAAGGGATTCCTGCACAAAATGACAGGTTAGTTGATGCAGTCATGGAGTCAATCACGGGAGTATCTGCTGAGTGGCTTGCCCCTGCACGACCTGCATTCGCTAAGGTCATGTCCATGGCAATGAACGAAAGCATTGACGATGCAAAAGTAATCGAGGCAATTGGTGAACTTGCGAAATCAATGCCTGAATTATTTGACTCACTGGATCAGGATGCGTTGCAGGGTTCACTTGAATCAGCAATGGGTGCTGCTGCTGCCAATGGAGCATTCGATAGACTTCAATCTTTTACAGAGGAATTTCCTGATGATAGGAGTGCAAATCGAGATCCCGAAAAATCTTAAGGATCTTTCGGAAACAAAAACTTATCGTGACTTGAGTTATGTTGGAGCTTTCAAAGTCTACGACTCTTTGCGGAAGCATTTTGCCCTAAAAAATGCCAAGGAACCTAATAAGTTAGGGGCAAGAAGAACAAACTTCTGGACTCAAATCCGATCATCTGTTCGTCCTCCAGTTTGGCAAGGTGATGATCTTTTCATTGCAATCACCGATTTCCGTTTCGCTCAAAAATTGTATGGGGGAATGATAAGGGCAAAAAGGGTCAAATTTTTAACAATCCCGATCTCAAAACAAGCTTATGACAAGCGTGTTTCTGTTTTTGAACAGGAAACTGGCAAGAGGCTTTTCAGGATCAAAAGCAAAAAAGGTAATTTTTTATTAGCAGAAAACCTTGACGGTGAAATAAAACCTCACTATTTGCTGAAAGAGGTTGTTAATCAAAAGCCAAATAAAAACGCTTTACCTACTGATGAAGAAATCATGGAAGCTTTTTCAGAGGGGGTTTATGAGGAACTTGAAACAATCGCAGCACAAGAATGATTACATTTGCAAAAATCAATGCTAGTTACGGCAATGAGATTCATGTCGAGGGAAGTGTGCCAGCGGATATTCAATGGATGCCAGCAGGAGAGCATACAATTAATGCCTCCAAGGATGGCAAGCCCACAAAGTTAACTGTCACAGTTACCGAAGATATTATTGATTCTTTGAATAAGTCCCTTGAGGAAATTAAAGCCCAAGGTTTTGACACGTACATCGATTTTAATCACTCAGATGAAAATGCATCAGGATGGGTGCAGGGTTTCTTTTGGGGTGGTGATGACCCTGATCATGGAGGCATACGTGCAAAAGTTAAGTGGTCTGCTGAAGGTGCTGAAGCTTTAAAGGGTGGAAGCTATAAACGATTTAGCCCCACTTTTCTTACTGATGCAAAAGGCAAAGTGATTGGCACAACTCCCAATGCAGGTGGATTGGTTAACCGTCCTGCATTCAGAGAAATTGCAGCAGTAATGGCTGCTAAAGATATTTCAAATACAGATTTACGATTCGTTTCGGCCTCACAATTGCCAACCGAATCCAACGCAAAAACAAAGGAACCAAACATGTCGGAAGACGAAAAAAAGAAAATGGACAAGCTTGAGGCTGAAAACAAAGAATTGCGTGAAGCAATGGATAAGCTCAAAGCTAAATATAAAGCCACTGAAGAAGAAACAGAGAAAATGAAGAAAGAAGCAAAAGACCGATCAATCAATGATCTGGTTAATGCTGCTGTTACTTCAGGAAAGCTGAATGCGAAGGATGAAAAAGCTATCGAGTCATTAAAAGCAATTGCTGCGAGTGACATGGAGAATGCAAAAACATTCATCGAGTCAATGCCTTCACAGGTAAATGCCAAAGTTGCTGAACTTACTGGCAGAATCACACCCAACAATCCTGATCAGGTCACTGCAAAAAATCCAAAAGATTTAATGTTTGCTGCTGTTTCTGAAATCAGGGCAAAGAACCCAGCAATCTCTGGTGAAGACGCTTTTCGTCTCGCTCGTGAAAGCCAACCTGACGTTTTCAAAGCTTAATCAAAGGAATTTAAATGCAATACGGAATTAGTAAACAACAGTTACTCGTCACGCTCGAAGCGAACGAAGATCAAACCGACAAGGAAGGTTATGCCGTGAAGTTTTCTTCTGGCAAAGCAGCACTTCAAACATCTTCAACCGCAACTGACACTATCGGCATTATTACTGATGGTGCAGCAGCAGGTAGCAAGTCAAGCGTAGCATTGGCAGGGATTGATGCAGTGGTTTATGCCAAGCTTCACAGCACGGCAGGAACTGTTAACGCTGGGACGTTTCTTCAGACTCACACTGATGGGACTTTCAAGGCGACCGCATCCAGTAAAAACTTTGCAGCACAAGCTTTGGAATCAGGCTCTAACAGTGCCATGATTAAAGTGCGTCTCCTAGACGTTTCTGGTGTGACTGCTTAATCATAAAACAAAGGAAAAATAATGAGTGCAATAAGCAGCGCATCAGGAAACCCATTACTAACGTCATACGCTCAAGCGATCATTCCAGATCTTGAGTCTTCACAGGCAAACTTTATTGCCCCACAGGTTGTAGCCCCATCCGCAAGGAGTCGCTACAAGATTTACAATGAAGTCAATTCATGGCAGACTTATGAAACCCAGAGAGCAATCGGTGGACCTGCTACAAGGATTCCATGGCTTGCCTCTGACGGTCAGTTGAACCTTGAGCCTCATGCTTTGGAAAATCCCATTGATGATTTCGAGCGTGAAGACACTGCTGATCTTGTCGGCTTGCAGCAGAGCAAAGTTCGTTCTTTGCTTTCATCCGCAACCTTGAGCAACGAAAAGGATCTATTCACGTATATCAAAGCAAATGTATCTGCTGAAGGTGGTAAAGGAACTTGGAACGCAAGCACTGATCCCATTGAACAGCTTGACGAGCAGTTGGTAGCATTGGAAACTGCATTGGGTCGCAGACCTAACCGCATCCTGATGGGAACCCTTGCTTGGCAGATCATGCGTGACAACGCTAAAACTCAGGCTCGATTCAAGTCTGGTTTTGCCAGCATTACACGGGACATGGTTAGCAATGTTCTGATTTTCCCTTGCGAAATTCAGATCGGTGGTTTGCTTTACAACTCAGCACAACCACAAGCAACCAAGAGTAAAGCACGATTCGTTGGATCTGACGTTTTCTTGTTTTATGCTGATCAAAACCCAACCATGGAAGATCCATCATTCGCCAAGACCTTTACAACTGGTCGTGGGGGGATCACATCCGTAAGAACTTACCGCGAGGAAGGTTCTCGATCCGATATTGTCGCAGTGGATTGGAACAGACAATTCGCGATTACAAACTCTGAAGGCGTTAAGCGTCTCACAGTCACATCCAGCTAAGTCCACTAATCGCCAACCATGCATGGGGTGCAGTTAATTCTGTACCCCATGCTTACAAATTTAAAAAACTGATATGCCAAGCAGAGATTTTTCAGCCCCACTTATTCAAGCAGAGGATACAGAGTTTGATGTTCTCTCCAAAATCAATTTAAGCAATGGACCTTATCGTCCAAAAGTTCTTACATCAGGCACAAGCTACACGGGGCTGAATCTGCTAGGTGTTTATTTTTACGGTGACGCAACCGTGGCAAGTGCGACAGCAACAGGTGCTGAAGGCAATCTTGCAGGAACTTATCCAGCAGGATCTTTTTTGCCTTATAACATCACGGCAATTCAAGTCACCTCAACTGGCCCAATTCATGGTCTGCTTGCTTCAGCCACATGAGTCTTTTCGGATTAGGTTTTGCAATCATCGACATTCTGCGACAAGCAGGATCAGAGGCTATTAGTCAGGAAGGTACATTTAACCCGATTGAGACACAAATCAGCGAGCAATTGATAATCACTGATGACGGCACGGTGATTCATGCCTTCAGCGAAGATTAAACATTTCAAAAAAAATGCCAACTTACATACGAGTCAAGGATTTACCAAACAGTGCAAGCAGCCTAAATGCTGATGATTACATTATGCTTTCAGGATCAGTCGGGGGTGCAAGAAAGATCCTGAAATCTGATTTTTTAAATACTGTTGCAGATGAATTTGAAGCATCACCAAGCACGTACAAATTAGCGACACTTGATGCCTCAAATAAACTAAACATTGAGCAGTTACCTGCTTCCGCATTTAGTTACCAAGGAACATGGGCAGCATCTACTAATACCCCAACGCTTGCCAATGGATCTGGAACAGCAGGTCATGTGTATTATGCTTCGGATTCTGGTTCCGTAAATTTTGGGGCAGGATCAATTAGTTTCAGTACTGGTGATGCCGTGGTTTATGATGGTTCGATATGGCAAAAGGTTCCTGACGTTGCAAATATCCTTGATGGCAAAGGAACGGTTGATGAAGGAAAAACCACGCTTGAAATACCCAACGTAGGCACCGCAGCAAACGAGGTTCCCACTAATGGGCAGCTTGGCGATCTGGCATTTCAATCGTCAGCGGGTGTGGTGGTCGATGACCTAACTGTTGACGGACAGTTGACCGCAGCAGTCGGCAAGCCAATGCCGGTCAATGGGCCGACGATGCGGTTTGATGGGGTTAATGATTACATTGAGTTTGCGGACAACGATGCATTCAGTTTTACCAACGGCACGGATGATACTCCGTTCTCAGTCAGCGCGTGGGTGAAAATGGAGGACGCAACCAATTTCCCAGTGCTGTCAAAATACAACACCACAACCGCTACTCGTGAGTGGTTATTTTATGTAAGTGGTAGCGATTATTTGGGTTCGGTTTTGATGGGGTCAGACGGCAACGCTGCTAGTGTTGTAAGCGACGAGGTGATAACGAACCGCGAGGATAAATGGACGCACTTAGCAATGACCTACGCTGGAGCTGGTCCTAACAGCTCTAACTCGTTTTCGTCTGCATCAGCGTCTGGCAATTTCGAATTATACATCAACGGTAAATTGCAGTCGAATGTAACGCGTAGTTCAGCGAGTTATGTGGGCATGCAAAGCACTTCCCAGCCGGTCGAATTGGCACGCTTTAACAACGGAACCGAAGCAAAAGGCGAAATCAGAGACGTAAAACTTTTCAACAAAGAGCTTTCAGCCGCAGAGGTTCGCGAGGTCTACAGCAACGGGCAGTTGCCAGAGAGCTTTGCGGAATCGACGGGGGGTGCTGAAATTTACACAGGAGACTCCAGCAACTTTGCAGGAGGTATAGGCAACTGGACTGAGGAGGGTTCAACTAGTCTGACAGTGGCAGCTTCTGGTGGCGAAATGCTTATCACTAATACGGCTGGAGCTTCTGGCGGGACCAAAGGGGCTAGGAACCTCACCGACAATGTGACCGAGGGCAAAAAATTAAGACTCAGGTTTACCGCTCGATGTAGCTCAGGCACCGCAGCAGGCATGACGGTTAAAATGTTTAATGGTAGCACGGCGACGAGTGCGATAAAGATTCAGGGAAGCGGGACTGCCAGTAGTGGCAGTTCTGCTGTTTATTCATTCACGCCAACAGGCTCAAACGAAACGCACATTGTCGAGTTTGTGCTGGCTGGTTCCGCAACTGACAAGCTGTATTTCAACATAAGCGCGGATGGAACAGGGGAGGTCTACAATTTCGACAACATAACGCTCACCCAAATCGGCTCAGTCCTCGACGCACGGGCTGAGAATTACAACCAGTCCGCTGGGAAACTTCTCGATGTCAGTGGCAATGATTTCGTTGGCACTCAATCGGGAGGCGTTGAGCTACTGACACCACGCTCACATCTGAGTGCTGGCACACTCGACTTGACCAACCTACCAACCTCCGCAACGGGCCTCTCTGCTGGCGAGGTATACAACAGTTCTGGAACTCTTAAAATTGTTTAAAGCATATGTCCTATTCCGATTCATTTCCCCAACAAAGACCCACGCTCAACCTCGACTTTGCGAATTCGGGCAAGCTCGACTCGCGTCTCAGCTACAGTCGTTCCAGCACGGGAACGGCATTCAGTGCAGAGAAACATCTAAGTAGTCTCAATTTGCTAAAATACTCCACCGCATTCGACAATGCGGCGTGGGGAACAAATAATATGCCAGCACCAACCACGGGACAGACAGACCCGTCTGGAGGCACTGGTGGTTGCATATTAATCGCGAACACTACAAACGGAAGTCACAACAAATTTCAGTCTCAAGTGACCAGCGGTGAACTCAGCTTTACTGTGTTTGCAAAACCAGCATCGGGAACGATGCGAATGATGCTTAACTTGTATAATGCCGCAAATAACTGGGAAGTGTTTCTTTTCGATTTGGTCGGAGGAACTCCCGTTGCAGCATCGGGAACAAGCAGCACATTCAGCAATGTTTCAGCCACTCAAACAGCCAGTGGCAACGGGTATTACAAATGCACAATTAAAGCCACCGGCTCAATCACAAGTGCTTTAGTCGCGCTTAACCCCAACGCAACCACATCGGGACTTGACGCCTATGGTGACATCAGTTTTGCGGGCGATAACACCGCTGGAATCACGGTTGCTTTTGCGAGCTTAAGCACTGTTGGGAGCAGTGACTACAACGCGACCACAACCCAGATACATCGAGAATATTCCAGCACTCTCAAGAGTTATTCTAGCGACCAACCCAGATTTGAATTTGCAACGGATGGTCAGTCAGAGGGTTTGCTCATAGAGCAGCAATTCCAGCAGCATATGTATTATACTGAGGAATTTGACAACACTTCCAGATGGACTGGGGCTGGCATGAGCATACAACCGAATGCGGGAGTGGCTCCAGACGGGACGCTTTCAGCCGATTTGCTAGTCGAGGCAGACGAGGTAAGCGGCAACAATTACCACTACATCTATCAGCACCCACTTTCCTCAGTTTCCGTAGGGCAGACTTATACAGCTACAATCTACGCTAAAGCGGCCGGAAGAAATCATGTCACGATTTGGACGAACATTGGCGGTGCAAGCACACTCGGGACGTTCGACCTCACAGACGGGTCTGTGACATCCAGCTCTGGCAGTGGTTCATTTTCGTCGAATGACTGCGGCAACGGTTGGTACCGGTTGCAACTCACGTTTACAACCGTCACTAACGCGGCCAATTCGATAAACTTTTACACGTCAAACGGTGTTAGTCACGGCTACACCGGCAATGGTTACGGTTCCGTGCTTTTGTGGGGAGCTAATCTGACGCAAACATCCAGTAGCATGTCATACCTCAAAGCGGAGGGTTCGCAAACGACGAAATCCGCTGACTCTTGCTCAGTTGCTTTGTCACAAATAAATTATAGCGGTGGAGAAGTAACACTGGTTTCGGAGACGGCGAGTGTAGCCGATGACTTTAGGCAAGCGGCGTCTCTTATAACTGACAGTAGCAATCAAGTCACGCTTTACGGTAACAGTAGTAGCAGCCGATTGGGAGCGGTTATAGGAGGTGGTCAGACTAGCATTTTAACGCAAACTTCTGCGGACGGAATTTCTGCGCTTTCTTTCGGGGTCAATGACATAGCGGCAACTCGCAACGGAGCATCTCCAACAACAGACACAAGTCAATCATTTCCAGAATTGACTGGAGGCACGTTAAAGATTGGAGGTAGCGGCACTAATCAACCTCTCGACGGTCACATCAAGCGACTCGCACTTTACAATGTCGCTCTCTCCGACACTGAACTGCAAGCAATCACTTCCTAAAATCAACTGACTAACGAATCATATGACATTTACTGACTACTACCTAAAATTCGCGGACGAAGCAGAAGCTGATTCAGTCTTGTATACCGAGGTGCCGATTGAGTGGGACCGCACAGATCCAGACAATCCAGTGCCGATCAAGTGGGAGAAGCGTCAAAACTTCAGGAACACGGACATCCTGCCGAAGGTCGTGCTGACTCCAGCTACGTTTGATGACGAGGGCCACGAGCTAACTCCTGCTGTTTACGAGGAGGGTTACTTTGTGAACGTGAGGCTGGTAGGTGAGGACGGTTCTACACTGGAACCTTTTAAAGTCTATCCTGATCACCCACAAAGAATTTGGGCTTGAAAGAATAACCATGGGCAATTGGGCAGAGCATATAAAGCTGGGTCTGGTGAGTGCTTTGGGGGTAACTGTGACACTCACAGAAATTAATGTATTTATTCAAATTGGGATCGGGTTGGCTTCGCTTGCTTATGCAGTGATTAAGACCCTGCACGCTTACAGAGATTACAATCGAAGAGATAATGAATAAGAGAACAATTGTCATTGGTTCATTGACGGGGCTGCTTCTTTTTACGGGATGCGCTCAACTTGAGAGCTTAAGTGATCGAGTCTACACTCCTGAACTGTCTTTTGAAACTAATACGGTGAACACTGCTGTTGGTCCTGCTCAAGTTGTCATTACCAAAACAAATTGGGTTGTAAGCTCAAGAACAAAAGCAGTTGCTGAGTTGCCCAAGCAAATTGGGGTTCCATTTGGATCATTGATTACTTTCGTCGCAATGAGCATTTTAAGCATCGGGGCAATGGTTCGTGGTAAAAAATATAAGAATGCAACCTTGTCTGCATTGGATGCAGGTAATCAATTCAAGGAAGAACTTCGCAAAAACAAAATTGATGTTAATGGATTGCTGAAGGGTATGCAGAAAACCCAAAAGAAAAACGGCACTTTTGCAATCATCAGAAAACTTTTAGATCTAGTTTGATATGGCTTGGGTAACGCTCACAACTAATGACATGTATCAGGTCATGGCTGCTTCTGAGGTTGAGTCTGTTGCTCGACTTCAAAAGCAAATCGGCACGATCATTCAAACGGATCAAGCTGAGTTAATTGAAAATGATCAAGGGGTTGGCATCATGACTGAACCACCTTTTGAAGATTTGATTGCACCTGCAATTACACGGACGACTAACATGGTGCGTGGCTACATTGATGCATCAGGTCGATACACGCTTGGACCTTCAGGGACCGTCCCTGAAAGCTTGGTCAGCACTACCCTTGATCTTTTAGTGGTAGAGGTTTGGAAGCGTCTTGGTGGTGATCTCTTGGACATAGGGGAGCAACGTCGAACCAGTTATGATGAAGCAATGCAAAGGCTTCGGGATGTAGCTCAAGGGAACTTCGGAATTGCTGAACCATTAATTCCAGACAGTGAGTCGAGGGCGCATTACGAGTTTGCTGGTGGGTCCATTGACCACATAAATTACTGATGAATATCTTCCACCAAATTCAGCAATCTGTTTACGACAGGATCAGCAAGATCCCAATGGTCGCAAATAGCATTGACGAATCTGGTGCAATCCCTATTCAACTTTGGAGGGGATCGAATCTTACCAATGAGCTTGAAGCAGGTCTCAAAAAAGTTGGTTTTGGAATTATTATTAAAACTGGATCAGTCATTCAGCTTGATCGGGACACATGGCAAATGGGTATCTTGATCGAGCTACAATTGAACGATCAATTCAATGCAGGTCCATGGGGTAAAGGCGTTTCAGGATTAGATGTTGCTTGGGAAATTGCGAACGATTTGCACTGTCTAGTAGTGGATGGATCGACTAGCAACTTTTACAACATGGCAATTAATTCTGAAGCTTCAGAGCAAAGATTCGTCGAGCGTTTTACGGTCACGGGAACCATTCAAATCAAAACACCAAAACCATATTAGAAAATGAGTATTTTATACGGAACAAAAGCCAGAGTATACGGAATCTCTGGAAACATAGCGACACATGATGGAACAAATACAGATTGGCCCACACTGGATGCAACTGCATTATGCGTTATCACGGGTTACACTTTTACTCCTTCCATGGCAGGGTCAGTCGAGGGATTTGATCAGAATGGGTTACTTCAAGCTGAAGCTTATGCATACGCAAATTTCGAGCTACAGATTAATTTTGAGTTTTCTGGGAATGCTATTACAGACGCGAAATCAATCTTGATGCCTGTACTAATGGCTAAAATTACACTAGAGTCCATGGATAATACTGATCTCAATGGGGCATACAATTTTATTTCTGGTTCTGTCACAGGTAGTAATCAGGGTTGGAAAACTGGATCGATGACCTTGCGTAAAATATCAGCAACAGCAGATTCAAGTTCAACAAGCATTCTTTCAGTAATTAGTTCATAACTTGATCACTGGTAACACAACATATGCCAAGATGATGCTGCCAGCACCCGTGAGGGTCTGGCGGTATCGTTTGCAGCCCATGACAGTGGGGCATTATGCGTTGTTGTGTAGGTTGGGGCATCCTGCTGTTGAGTCAGATCAGGTCTTACAGGCAGGGGATCTGGCAACTGCAATTTGGGTTCTAAAAAACGATCGCCAAGAATCTTATAAGTTGCTGGGATCACCAGCGCAACAAAAGTTTGTTGTGAAGGTTGGAAAATACATAAGCAAGAAAAGTGGATTGCATGTTTCAGTCTTGAATGACTTTTATCGGTATTGGGCATGGCAGCATGTGTCCTATGACATTTGGCAAAAAGAGGATGAAGGGTCAGAAAAAGAAAAGTCAATGTCATGGCTGCAAACAATTCGATGGATGCTCATGTCTGAATGGGGTTACTCCGCAACGGAAGTAATGGACATGCCTTACAAGCTTGCGGTGAATGATGCTCTTGGTGCAATGGTTGCCCACGGTAAACTTGAATTTGTGTCTGATAAGCAAGTTGCTAGACGGGAATTTTTACAATCAAAAATGAAGGAGTCGAGCAATGCCTGAAGGAGAAGTAGGAGTAAAGTTTGTTGGTGATCCTTCGGATGCAGTCAATGCTGCAAAAAAGGTTCAAAATGAAACCAATAAAATTGGGGATGAAGCAGAAAAAACTGGGGGCGCATTTGATGGGGTGAATGTTATGGTCTCGCGGTTGACTAAAAGGATAGGTCTTGCTGCTGCTGCTTACAAATTGCTAAATAAAGTATTTCAAAGCAGGGGGTTCATTCACAACCACGTAGAAGATGCGAAAAAACTTGCAAAAGCAATCGAGGTTTCTCTTGAAAAAGCTCAAGAATTAACAATTGCTGAACGTGAGTCTGGTCTTGCAATGGGGTCAATAAGGTCTGCAATCGAGGGTATTGCACGGGCGCAAGCTCAAGGCATTTTGTCTGCTGACATGCAAAACTTGGGTTTAAGTATTGAAGAAATCCAGAAACTTCGGCCTGATCAACTTTTTGATGTTGTAAGCAGAAGGTTAAATGAGGGGGGCATCAATGCGCGACAGTTTAGGGCTGCTATTGCTGTTTTAGGTCAGGATGGTGCAGACGTAGCAATCAAACTTGCTGGAGGATTTGAGAAGTTTAGAGAAATTGCAAAAGATTCGGGCAGAATTATTGAGGAAAGCACTTTTAAGGTTATAAACAATGAAAGCAGAAGGTTTATTGCAACAGTGCAAGTAATGGCAGAGGAGGTAATCAAGGCGGTTACTCCGTTTGAAACTTTCGGGGAACTAGCAGGTAAATCTTTAAAATTTGTAAACGATCAACTGGAGTTGTTGAGGTTTGGGTTTTCTTGGGTTGCAAACCGAGTAGGGGCAATTCTGGACGGGGCTACGCAAGCGGAAGCTACTGAGATTGCAAGCATTGCTGCATTAGAGGGTGAAAAGAAAGTTAAAAAAAGAACAGAACTTTTGGAAGATGGGGGAGAAAATCTGATGGGTGAAAGATTAGCAGGACGGGGAACTATGCTTGACTTGCTTACGCAAAGGATGAGCAGGAGTGGACAAAACATCTCTTCACTGCAAAGAGTTGGGCTTGCTGCGAGTGCTGGAGAATCGGAATCAATTAGGTTGCAAAGAAGGCAACTTTTTAAAGCAGACAGCATGGATAAACTTTTGTTTAATCAGAACAAGATTCTTAACGAAAAACTCTGATGCCTTATTTTGTAACAGATCCAAGTTCGGGAGTTTACAAACCCTTCGCAAACGGGGGGACTCTTTCTCTTGTTGATAAGTCCACATTCAAAAGCGGTGATCCAAATAATCCATCTTGGGAGATTACTGATAAATGGATGGGGCATCCAACGGTTGTTACAAACGCAAAAAACAATCCTGCTTCTTATTTCCCTGACGCAAGCTGGATCAAGGAACTTTCCACAAAAGAATCTGGTCCTTATTGGGAGGTGGAGGTCAAGTATGGCAACATTGAATTGCTATCCACATGGACTCTTGATTCCAACATGATTGAGCCTCGTATCTCAACCCATCCCAATGCGATCCTGTTAGATAAAGCAAGAGCAGGGTGGACGAATATGATCGAGCATTTCGTGGACTATCATCGTAACAATTTGAACGATCGTGTCTTTAACTTTGAACAGGTCAAAATGATTGAGGCGACTAAATACAATCCAGATCCTGCTGCTGAACAGACTCAAGGGGCGTTAGAGCAAATGGATGTTGGTCCCAATGGCCTTATTAGATGGCATCGTCCTTTAGCAAATGGTGCATGGATTTACCCAAACACTGGATTAAGTATTACCCAGCTTAATGATCTTGCAGCAAAATATGCTCAAGCATTTTTATTGGGTCAGGAAGCATTTCAGGAACCTCAATGGGTTATCAGGAATGAAGTGACCGTTACTGCTGATTTTAATTTTAGCCTTTGGCCCAAAATGTTTCAAAATGTAAACCGAATGGTTGCACCTGCACAAATGGCGTATGAACCATTGCTGTACAACGAGACAATTCCAGCAGGAGTTGTTGTCTCAGGAGTTCCGTATTGGCACAAGCAGCCAATTCAAAAAACGCAAACAACTTTGAATCAGTTTATTGTAAATCGAGAATATTATGGTCGCTACTGGTTCAACGAATTCACTTACGACCTTGCAACTTATTAAAACAAAATTATGGCAGCACAAACATTATCGGTCACAGATCCCAAAGCAAATGACAGTGCAGGAATTAACTTAAATTCCGCAAGTTACACGGGGATTGTATCGGGGGCATCAAACGGGGTTGAATATGCTTGGGAAGGTACAATAGGTGTGCTTCTTAAAAATGCATCTGGATCACCAAGAGCATTTGTATTCACTGTTCCCGTGCCAGCAGGTTCAGGCTTAACTGCAATTGGATCAGCCCCAACTAGCAAAACATACTCAGTTGCAGATGGCGTAACTCAATACGTGGATAATGCCGAAGCTTTTCGAGACCCCACAGATGGAAAGGTAACCATTACGGTTGACGGTTCAGGCACAAGTGCATTGGCAATCGCTCAATAATAATATGCCAGCAATAATTCAAAAGCCTGAAGGGTCTGGAAAGATCAGCAGCAACATACGAATGCTGATTGAAAGAACTGCACGCCAAGATCAGATGGTCAGCAATGGAGTGATGACTTCCAGAACAACCAGAGGAACCACAAGATCCACTCAGTTGCGAAGACCGCAACCGATTAGCAAATCCGCACCAGTCGTATCTGACCTTGTTGCACGTTGGTCTTAATTCTGGTATGACTCTCTGCAATGGCTTTTACATACAAGAGAGTCCCTGCAGTCAAAGCAGGTGAACCGATCAGCAGCGCACAATACAATGCGCTTGCTACAAGTATAAATGATCGCCTGAAGAATGGAGTCGCTGACCCTAGTTGGCGACTCTTTTGGTATGCTGACAGTCTTTTTCAATTCATCCGTTTAGGTAGTGGATCAGAGCAGCCAGCAAGGGACGAATGGTGGTCTCACTGGTCGCACATGAACCCTAATAACGCAAAGGATTGGCCTCAAACACCTGTCGGGACCAACGGTGGAATCAATGCTTCAAATCCCATTGCAGCGTTTGTGTTCGGCAATGAAGGTCTTCAGATTTACAATGAGACTGACCGAATGAATTACGATGTGAATGAAAATACAGGTGTAAAGCTACACGGTATTTCCGCACCAGTTTCTGATTTGGATCATTGGGAAATTGCAAAAGTTCAAAGGGGAGTTACTCCATCCTCAAGAGATGATTTAACATATGCCAATGCCCTTGCAAGTGCGGATCAATATTACAAGATCAACTACTCCAAAATGTTTTCGTACCTTAAAGGATACGGAGGTTTTCAAGCAGGTCCAGATGTTGTGGGGTTATGCAATGATCCATCCAATGCTGAGTATCTGGTTAAGTTCAGGAACATAAGTTCAGGAGACAATTGCGTTTATAATACCTGCCAAGATAAAAGCGGATCAGGAACTTCAAATTGCCCAAACTACAGCAAGCCCATTGAGGGTTGGTTTGCAGGGGTTTATGGTTACGTGCTTTATCACCACGATGATACAACAACGGTATTACCTTACAACGATTACGTCGAGGGACCATACACCACCAACGCATTTTTAAATCATGAGCGTGGAGGGCAACTTGATTTTGCAGTGGATGCTTATGCTTCAGAATTTCGAGGTGCTGATAATGGAAGTGTAAGTCAACGAAAAGAACCTTCTTGGAATCCTCAGAAAGATGCTTTTCGTTTTGAAAACTTTTTTACCCAGCAATATTATCTCTCACCTGCTTACGGATCAGGCCCGTATGGGTTAACCTCAGAATATCCACAATTCGATTTTCCATCAGGAACGGGAAGTGGAACCAATGGAGTTGTCAATCTTGGAACCAGTCACACGATCCGCACGGGGTTTTGTTTTGCTGGAATGATTGCAACCACAAACGTGGGAACAGTTATTACAAACCCAAAAACATTTGGTATATACGTTAATGGCAATCTTGTTTACACGTTAAAAATGGACGCTGGAACGGAACCCAGCAGAAGCTATTATTTCCCTGCCGTATTCCCCGAAGGGTCAGTCATTCAAATAAAGTGCAATGAGTCCTATGCTGCTTCGGAAGATGCCTATGTTGAAATTGCTGAGATCATGGCAATGACTCCACGCATTCAGGACGCTTACACGGTTCTAAGAATGGCATCCAGTCGCAATCAAACCATGGATGGATGGGGTCATGAGGAAGCTGACTCCAAGGGTATCTGGGATGACTATCAGCGTCATGGAATGGCTGCTAACTATTTAAGAAGTGGGATCAAGGAGCAGCAACAGACGGGGATCTGGAAGAATCCAGTTTACGAAGAAGTTCGTCGGATTGTTCATGATCGACTAAGGCTTGCTAAAAGGGATTTGCTTCAAGGATATGAAGTTAATTCGGAAGGCAATTCAGTTTTCTATTTCAAAAGGTTTCAGCCTTTACTGAGTGGATCTGTAGATGCAGGCATGGACGTTTTCGAGGGCATTGCTCCAAGCCCTACCGCAATCACAAGTGGATTTGTTAAGGCTGGAGTAAAATACAAGGTCACTGGATCAGGTGCGTCCATCGATTACAATGGGATTCCACTGTCTGAAAATGATATTTTTACGGGGACTTATCCCCATAATAATTGGACAGTGCTTACAGGCACTCCTGCTGTTTACGAGCATGAGATTCTGATCGATGAAGCACCAAAGCAGGGGGAAACAAATCAATGGCAAGTTTTCCTTCAAACTCTACCCTACAAGGACAGTGGTTCAAACATCTACAAGCCTAATGTTTTCGCAGATCGAGATGGGATGTTTGTAGATCGATGCACATTGCTAAGTAATAGCTGGGGGCAATTAAGCGATCAGGGTCAGGAAATTAGGAGTCACGTTTACGCAAGGCAAACCAAACCAATCAATCGTCAAGAAAACCCAAGTGGGTATCGCTACGTATTAGGCACTAATCAACCTTCTTATAGTTCATTTTCTGGTGACCTTCCAGCAGGGGTTTCATTGCCAGCACGGGATAATACTGTTGATTGCCAAGATCATCCAGATCCAGCCGAATGCAAAGGAACTGTTAGTCATTACAAATCGTGTCAAATTTACGTTCCTGACTATGAGCTAAAGAGCGTCACTTATGATCCTGCAACAAGCTTGGTTGCTGTTGAACTGAAGGGAAGATTACGAAGGAATGACAATGTAACTTCACAGGCAATATTAAATACGCAATCAAGCCGAGAAGATTACATGAATGTGGATGATAATACGGCTGGAACGCCAGCAGGTCCAGCAGCAGCCAGATCAGATGAAAATGCGGTTGTTGAGTATTTGAGATACAAAGCAGATGGAACTCAATGCGTTCTTAGAATTGGGGATCAGTCAGGGGATGCAAGCACATTAAGCGATTGGGAATCCAATATTTACAATGGTGCATGTTTCCCTCGTTTTCATTTCACGAAGCAGATGCCCAAAGTTTATGCGGATGGCAATGTGAATCTAGATCAGCATGATACGAGGATGACCATTGACAATATGCTATGGTCAGGATTTATCGTTCGGGCAATTTGCGAAGGATACGTTGATCAAAACAGTGATGCAGCAGCAACTCCAACTGTCGAGCCTCCATGTAATGACGTATACTGTGGTCAGAACCGAATGTATGATTACAAGTATTCAAGCTTGATGCTTCAGGCTATGGACAACCGTTGGTTTACCATGCACCCCGAAGTTGCTGAAGGTTACAATTGGGAGGGATTCGGCCCTTTTGCGCAAATGGAATGTTATGCAGATCATTTTAATCAGGTTGCAAAATCATTAAACCTTTTGACTCGGGCAAGGTTAGATTTGCCCATTATAGGGGTGAGGCATCGAACTCAAAACTACACTGCAAAAACATTTACGGCAGGAAGTCCAGATACTGGTTGCAGTTACACTTTTGATGCAACCGTTTCTGATAATTTACCGTGGGTTAAAGGGACTGCTTCCAGTTGGTCTTATTCAGTTCCTTCGACGAGTTGCCACCCTCATGATTTAACATTACAATCAACCAAGGTTGCCAGCTTGGACCCTGTTGGTGGTTGTGGTGTTAAAGTTGATCGGATCGATACGGAGTACGAAATTGCTTTTGGAAACAATACGGTGGAAAATATGGCGAAGTTTGCTTTGTCCGATGAGCTTCAGCAAATGATTACAGTAAGCAATGGTTATGGGTATATGGTAGCAGATCAGCAGCAGTTTCTTAAAGGCATCGCAACAGAGACAGCTACCCTGCAACCATGCGGAGTTACGATTGATGGGGGAACTCCTGCTGAAAAGCATTTTGAATTTTCGCAAGAAGAAGATCTATCAGTTGTTTGCAAAACTGTTACTAGTGGAGTCCTTGAAGCACCAAATCCCAAAAGTGGTGCATTGACTGATTTGCTTGGGACCATAAATTGCTCAATAAATTCTAAGTCCACAAGGACGATTACATTTAGTAATGTCAGAGCAGTAATTAACGTGCCTTTAGTATGAGCCTTGCAGCGCCATCAAATGTTGTTTGGACGCGATCCGGTCCATTTATTGGGTTGACTTGGAATGCAGTGACAGGTGCAACTTTTTATCAGATCACACGGTATGAGGACCATGTGACCTTTGCAGATCGCGTTGAGGTAGGAAGGGTTACTTCAACATCTTTTTCAGATGTCGCGTCTGTTGTTGTTTACGATACAACTGATGCAGAAGAACCATACATTGCAGCAACATGGTATTACACTGTGAGTTCAGGGGATTCAGGAGGAATTTATTCTGGCACAACAGTCACAATTGCTATGGCTCGACCTACTATTGCGGACGTTCAAAGCTTCTCAATTACTAAACCAGTTTTGGCAGATGGCACTAGTTACGCATATGACCAAATCTCATACGGATCAACGGATTCAAATTCACAACTAGTCAGGGATTCAGTTTGGATCGCTTATTTAAGGACAATACAAACATGACATTGAACGAAAAAATACAGCAAGAGGCAGATTTGTCGGATTGGATGCCTGAAATTAAATACTCAGTATTTGCACAACCTGATAAAGAGTTTTATTACGAACATGAACAGGGATTCATTCGTAAATACAAAGTTTTCAGGGCAATCAGCAAAATACTGAAACCTAAAAAAATCATTGAACTCGGAACTTGTGCAGGATCATCGGCAGACGCTTATCTTGATGCAGTAAATTGGAAAGTTTTTTATCATGGTTATGATTTATGGGACACACCAGCACCATACACGGAAAATGGTGAATTGAAAAAATGGGATACTTTTGCGATTTGCAAAGATTTGTTTGCTGCTCGAAAGTATAAAAATTACAAATTGACCAAAACGGACACAAGGGATTTGAGACTATTGCCGTCATCAGATTTCGTCGCAGTGGATGCTGCACATGATTATCGTAATGCATATCAGGATATTATACTTGCTTACACTGCTCGCCCAAAATACATGCTTGTAGATGATACGGTTGGTTATGAGGTCAGGCAAGCTGTTGAGGATTGGACTCATGTGAATTCAGATAAAGTTGAAAGTGTGGATTATATTGAGCATATAAATGGGGCTTGCATCATTACCTTGAAGTGATTTGAAAAGGCGAACCAAAATACTTACTTTCAGTCTGCGAGAGAAAGCAATGCCAAGCGTAAAAGCGATGGCGAAAAATGTAATTAAAGATGGAAGCTCAATTTTGAAAAGCGGATTTAAATTAGTTGATTCTAAAACTTTTGAACAAAGAATTAAAACCTGCACGGATTGTGAACACGTCAGGGTCAGGGGTGAGGAAATCAGGTGCAGCATTTGCGGTTGCTACATGAGGCGCAAGGCAAGATTTGAAGTCGCCAAGTGTCCAAAAGGATTATGGAATTAGCAAATGATAAAACAATTTACAATGGAGTCCTTCACGTTCGCGGAGGAACTTATGATCAGGTTATATTTCAGAGCGTTTACGTAGAAAATGAGTATCAGATAAACAACTTTGAAGATAAAATAGTTGTCGATATTGGAGCGCATATCGGTTCTTTTTCGATATTGGCAGCACAAAGTGGTGCAAAGAAAGTTTTAGCGTTTGAGGCAAACAAAGGTAACTTCCGGTTATTAAAAAGCAACGTGAAATCGACATGTGTGGAGGTTCACAATCTTGCAGTTTATGATTCAGATGGCAGTAATTTTCAAAGCATCCCCTCGTATGATGCAGCAAATACTGGAGGTTGCCCTGTAGGCAAAATTGAAAAAGGGGGTGTGCTTTCGATTTCGCTGGATAGTATTATTTCAATGGCTGGTTTTATCGACGTTCTGAAACTGGATTGTGAAGGATCTGAGTACCCAATAATTTTAGGGTGTGAAAACCTAAAAAAAATTAAAGCAATTGTTGGTGAGTATCATTCACCCAATCAATCCCCGTTTGACGATTTCAAAAACAAACTAATTAACAATGGATTTCATTTTGGTTCCACACCTACCAGTGATCTGACGGGGCATTTTCACGCGATCAGAATTTAAATCAGTGAATGCTTTTTCATCGCTTTTAGAATAAGTTTTGCAGATGCTTCCCAAGTCATATGCTTGACTGATTCATAAGCATTTCTTCCGATCTCTTTACACTCTGCTGGGTTATTGTATGCCCATCGCATTGCTTCAATCGCATCACTTCGATCAGGCATTGACCAGTGTCCCATTCCTAAATATTCCAAGGATGCTGGAACTCTCCTGTATCCTATCGGAATGTGGTTTCGAAAATACAGATAATCATTGCGTGCTGAATAATTGGTACAGATTACAGCATTCCCCGTTGCCATCGCATTTTGTGTCCACATGCCCCACCCTTCACAGGTGCTACCATCGACGTAGCAATCCAGTGAGCGAAGCCAATCACGGCAGCCAATTTCTGGTATATCTTTTTCTATAACTGAGATCCTTGGATCTGAGATTGAAAGATCATTGTCTTTGAATGCATTTATTTTTACTTTCAGTCGCACATCTTTTTGATTTGGAAATGCAGCAAGAAACCAATCAATTATACGATGTATTCCTTTCCTTGCTTTGCCGTGACCAACATGACCAGCAGCACCGAAGACAAATGGATCAGTGGTTTTCTTTTGGTGGAATTTGTAAAGGTCATGATCGTAACCTTGATAAGTGTGAGTCACAGGAATTTTCAATTGATCCTGAAATTCGGCTACGCAGTGCGTCGATGGTGTAAGGCATAAGCCAAACGTGTTAATTCTTTGCACCCATTCAGGCCGAAGACGTGAACTTTCAAACATCGTGAACACTGCATTTTTTAAGGCAACAGGTGGTCGCATAAGGCTGAACGTGGGCTGGATCGTCAATGCGCTTAAAACCGTTGGTGTGTTTTTGATGATTTTATCTCCATACCCAATACTGCCCAAATACGAATGATAATGACGGGGTGCCATTATTTTTATAGGCATCAGTTTGCTGATTGCATTTGTAAAATTTCGGGATGTATCCCCATACCCATTGCACTGGTTATAATCTGAGTCGATCACAAACTCATTCACCAGTCCTTTCGATTTATCCTTAAACATTCCTCTCACCCAAGCAGGTTAACATGTCAGTCAATGGCAAAACATATTGAAAAATATATTACGATTTTTCTTGATGTTTATCAATAAATATGG